GGTTAAAGCTGACGGAACTCCTATTGATGCTTTAGATAGAGCAACAACAAGTGCAACATTAATTAATACAGGAACACCTTACGCAGGTTTAATTTCAAATGCTTCTGGTGTAACAAACCCATTAGATAAAGACCCAACTTACAACACAACAAATACGTATGAAAATCCAAGTGGTCAAAACGTAAACTATTCAATGGATTTAAAAAAGCCACGAAACGGAAATTGGTGGGAATGGTCTGGTTGGGGATTTACAGGAGTACCAACATCAAATTGTGCCAACAATGGTGCTTATGATGGTGCTGGTGGTTATTCATCTTCATTCCAACCTGTAACTGTTGAGAACATATTTAGCGGTTGGTCTAATACCGATGAATTAGGCGGAACTTATCAATCAAGAACAGTTCAAAACTGTAATTGCGGAAGTTTCAACTGTAGAACAAACTGTAACTGTAATTGTGCGTGTGCGTGTCAGTGTGATTGTGGTGGCGGTGGTAACGGGTAATAGGATAAAAAAATGAAAATAGCTTATACAATAAATCCAAATTCAAAAAATGTTAAATTTATTAAAGACGACAATAACGTTGTTTTTGCTAAATGGAATGATGAGATTGGAGAAAATTCTTCTTTAGGTTTTAGTAAATCTAATGTTGATAAAATTTTAGACAATCCTACACGATTAATTTCAGAAGGTAATAATATTTATATAAATTTAGATAATAATAATAATTTATCTAAACCAATTTTTAAAATGGTTGAAACCTATCCAACAAAAATGGGTGGAATGGAATTTATTAAATATAATATTCCTAATTTAATTGCTCAAATTTACATACCATTTAAAGATAGTTCTGAAGATGAATATGTAATTAGATTAAATATTAAAGAAGAAGATGTTGCTAAACTATTAGAATTAGTACCCGATGCTATTAGAGTTGCAAATACTGAAGAAGCATTTAAAGAATTTTATTATGCTAATTCTCCAAGATTAGAAGTAATTAATACTTCCAAATCTGGGGAATGGACTAAAATAAAAGTTCAATTAACTTTAGGTGGTAGCGATTTATCTAAAGCAGATATACGAGTATTTGCTAAATCAGCAAGTGGTTATATTGCTAATAGAGAAGTTTATACTGATGCTAATGGTACTGCTGAATTTAAAGTAATACCTTATGGCTTGGAACAGGGAGAAAGTATGAAAGCTGAATTTGGCTTTAAGTATGTTTCTAACGTTGTTTCAGCAGATGTTCAGGCATAAAGACGTACCAAATAATCAAACATTTTATAATTACATAAAATCAAAAACAGATTGGGAACAAGCTGTTAATTCTCTTAAAAGAGATGATGACGCAGATTTAGATTTAAGAATTAATCTTAAATTTGATGCAGATAAAGTTTTAGAAGAACTTTTAAGTTTATATAAATCTGTTGGTGCTGTTACTTGGCAATCACAAAATAGTGTTGGTCTTTATGGATTAAGTTTAACTTATAATCCTAATCATTCAAAAGATAATTGGAAACGTGGTTGTTTTGGACACCCTAGATATAAAGTTTATAGTTCGTACGATTATTACGAAGCAGTAATGAATGATAAAGAACATCATTTAAAAGATGATTATTTAGATAGTCTTTCATTTAATACTTTACTTCCTGAAGTTAAAACTAAACCGCATCTTTATAAATTACTAAATAGTTTTAATTTTCCTGTCATTAGAGTTACATCAAGAACAGTAAATGGCTTATTAGTATACCCAACTCAAATAACAAATGGTGGTTGGCATACAGACGATTGTCCCTTCGAAGCATTAAGAATTAATGTAATGATTGATACTGAAGGTAATCACGGAATTGAATATCAAAATAAAAAGGTTATTTGTACGAAAAGGGGAGATAATTTAGTAGTTAATACAGATAAATTACATAGAACTTTTGTAAGTGAAAAATCTAATTTTCAAAGAACAAGTTTAATTATTAATTTAGCTACTTGGTTAAATTACGACACAACAAGTAATTCTTATTCACTAAATCATCATTATGGAAAAACACACCCATACGATTTAGCAAAACAAAATCTATTAAGTTTTAACTAACCCCTAACTAAAAGCATATATGAGTAACTCAAAAGAGTATAACTTTGCTTCTTGGAAGAAAAAAGAACCAGAGATAATTAAAACTTACGATACCAGTAATCCACCAGAATACAAATTACATCTTCAGTACCCAAAGGGTTGGAGATATTTAATGTATAAACCGCATACTTCTGAACTTACAGAAAATGGAATACCTGTATCGTTAGAGAGTATAAATATGGAATATACTAAGGGACACTTTCACGAGTGGACACCTAACTCCCCAAGTAACCCTGCAAAAAAATCTGATAAGCCAAACAATGTAAAAATTCAGATGGGTTTAAAATGTAATTACTCTTGTAGTTATTGTAACCAAGCTCAATTTGTACCAAATTCATTTCAAGGAAATCCTGCTGAAGCACAAAAGTTTTTAGATGAATTAGATACTTGGTTTAAAGGAGATGGTAATAATACTCGTTGGGAATTTTGGGGTGGAGAACCATTAGTTTATATAAAAGTATTAAAAGTATTGGCAGAAGGATTAAGGAAGAAATTTCCTAAAGCTGAATTTAATATCATCACTAACGCATCAATGCTTACTCCTGAGATTGTTGATTGGTTAGATAGTTTAGATTTTCAAGTAGGTATATCTCACGATGGTGCAGTTTATAGAGACCAAAGGGGAGAGGATATTCTTACTGTACCTAAAACTTTAGAAGCAGTTAAATATGCTTACAAAATTTTATTTCCTAAAGGCAGAATAGGTTTTAACTGTGTTCTTACAGTTAAGAATTATTCATTACATAAAGTTAGAGAATACATAGCAGAAAAAATGGGATTACAACCATTCGACATTCCTCTGACAACAGAAGAAATAATGCTTCCTTACGATGCTGGTGGAATGATGTTATCTCCAACACTTCCTGAAGAACAAAAAGAAATGAAAGAAGTTTTATTTGAAGAAGCGGCTTTTGGTTCTACTTTAAGTGTATCTACAGTTTTTCAAAAACTAGATGATTTTTTTAACTCTATAAAAACACAAAGACCATTTACAGTATTTGGTCAAAAGTGCGGAATGGATAATCCTGAAATTCTTGCAGTAGATTTAAAAGGCAACACAATGACTTGTCAGAATGTTAATGCAAATCTTCCAAGACATAACACAGGAACTTATAAAGATATTAAAGCTATTGAAATGACTTTAGTTCATCACTTTAGAACTAGAAGTGAATGTGTGAGATGTCCTGTAGTTCAACTTTGTAAAGGTGCGTGTTTATTTTTAGAAAATGAATATTGGACTAAAGCCTGTGATGTTTCATACAATTACAACGTAGCTATGTTAGCTTCTGCATTATACAGACTTACAGGCGGAGTATTACGTTACATAGAAGGAACTCCAAGACGAGATAATATGCACGACAAAATTGAAATTATTTCTCAAGATTTCATAGATAGGTTAATGAAAAAACCTGAAACAGTAATGAATTATTAGTATGATAAATTTATTTAGTACACCAATTAAAATTATATCAATGCCTAATTTTGAAGAATTAGGAAGAAAAATTGGTAAATGTATGAAGTTAGGTTTTAAAAATAACTTAACTGATAATCTTCCAATAGAAGAAGCTATTGAACTAAATAAAATATTTATAGATGAAGCCGAATTATATTTAAAAGAATTAAATAATAATAAAACAGTAGAGTTATTTATAACTAAAAGTTGGACTACAATAACAAAAAAGTTTGGTTTTAATACTCCTCATCATCACAATACTAATACTGTTGTTGGAGTTTATTATGTAAAAACTTCTGATAAATGTGGTGATTTATTATTACACGACCCTAGAGGTGCGATGTCTTTTATTGAAAAATTTGAAATAAATACACAAGGTCATTTAGTAAGTGGTAGAAGTTATTACAGAATAACCCCTAAAATTGGCGATTTAATTCTATTTCCTGCTTACATAGTTCATTCAGTTGAACCTAATATGTCTGATGATGAGAGAATAAGTGTAGCTTTAAACTTTTATCATAAAGACTTTAACCAATTTAAACCTGAATAAATATAAAAAATAATGACACCTTACACTTTTGAAGAAGTACAATTTTTAAACAAACAACAAGGAGACAATATGTTCACACCTAAATTTGAAATTCCATCTTACGAAGAAGTTAAAAAGACTTCTGAAAATTTCGTAAGTCAGGTTCAAAAATTTTGGACAGATGCTTTCAAAGACTACACAAAGTCTGTTGAAGTATTTTTTCAAAATAACAAAAAGTAAAACTAACAACTAACAAAAGGCAACACGAGTAATGGCAAGAAAAAAAGCTGAGAAAACTGTTTCTGAAATGCTAGAAGAAGTGCAAGATCAACTTGCAGCTATTCAAGATAAAGTATCAGAAAATGAAAATGATGAGTTTGAAAATGATGATGAAGATTCATGGGATGACTCAAATGATTTTGAAGATACTGATTTTGAAGAATCTGACGAAGATTAGTTAAAAATTTGGGGAGGTCGGTTGTTACTTATTTAGATGCAACCGACTTTCAATTTAAATGCCGAGAACAAATAATACTTATAAAAGAGTTAAATTACAACGACTTAGAAGAGACACTTTGTTATTACAATACCTAAAAGACATAAATAATAAAATTTATGATCTGCACAAAGACGTTAATCGTAATCACGAGGAACTTCAAACATTAAAAGAAGAAATAGCCATGTCTAAAGGTGGCTTAAAAGTCCTTGCAGGAATTGCCGCTCTGTTAGGAACAATATTTACAATTTGGCAATATTTATTAGGAAAACATGTCAACTAGAAATTACAAAGAAGAATATAGAAAATACCAATCATCGCCTTCTCAAAAATTAGACAGAGCAGCTAGAAACAGAGCAAGACGAGAATTGATGGCAAAAGGATTAGTTCATAAAGGCGATGGCAAAGACGTAGATCATAAAAATAGTAACCCTCAAGATAATAGCCCAGACAATTTAAGAGTTGTTTCAGCAAAATTAAACAGAGGAAAATTAAGAGTTCAATATAAAAATTAATATGTGGTGGAATATAATACCGACAATTGTTAAAACTGGTGCTGAGATTTATAAGAACCATAAGCAATCAGAATTTTTAGAATCTGAAGCTGAACGTAGATACTATGAACGTATGGCTCGTGGTGAAATAGAATATCAAAGAGATGTATCAGATCAACAAGACAAGACTTGGAAAGACGAAGCAGTCTTAATAATCGTCTGTATCCCCATAGTTCTTTTATCGTATGCTATTTTTACTGATGACCCATTAATCAAATCTAAACTAGATTTATTTTTTGATTACTTTGGTAAATTCCCTAGTTGGTATCAATGGTTAATTGTTGGCATATTTGGGGCAATTTACGGACTTAAACCCACATTAGATGTGTTCAATAAAAAGTAATGCCTTTAAAAAGAATAGTAAGATTTAAAAAGGTAATAACCAAAAGTAAAAAATTTTTAAAAAAGAAATAAAATGTATTATATAATTATTTGGTTATCATTTTTTAGTAACGGATACAGTGAAATGTTACCTGTTTATAACCCGAATATTTCATTTAATAATAAACAATCTTGTGAAAAATTTTTAAAAAATAATTATTCAACAATTTCTTTAGACATAGAAAAACAATTTCAATACCAAGACAAAATAAAACTACAAGAAATTGTAACTATGGAGTGTATAGAAATTACTGGAGAAAAAATATGAAATACAAAAATGCAAAAGAAAGATTTTATTGTGTGTGGAAATTGTGGGCTGGCTTTTGCTCACTGTTAGACAGCTGTAAATGTAAACCTAAGTGTAAATGTAAAGAATGTAAATGCAAGAACCAAAAAACAAATTAGAAAATCTACACGAGCTTTTAGCACAAAAACTCCTAGAAAGACTTAGAGATCCAGAAGTTAAGGCATCTGATCTCAATGTAGCTAGGCAGTTTTTAAAAGATAACAACATAGACTGTATTGGTACTGAAAATAGAACAGTATCGAAATTAGCCGAAGAATTACCCTTTAAATTAAGCGATTTAAAGGAGATAATAGGGGAAGATCAATTTAACTAAAATCACGCATATACGTGCGTTTAAATCAACCTGAGAGGGCATTTTGAAAGAAGTTAAGGACGATTTTAGGAATTTTCTGTATTTAGCTTGGAAACACCTAAGATTACCTAATCCCACACCCGTACAGTATGATATAGCAAATTATCTACAAAACTCCCCTAGACGTTCTGTAATACAAGCTTTTAGAGGTGTAGGTAAATCGTGGATTTGTTCTGCATTTGTGTGTTGGAACCTTTTAAAAGATCCAAACCTAAAATTCCTCGTTGTGTCGGCATCTAAAAACAGAGCCGATGATTTCTCAACATTTACAAAACGTCTAATTTTAGAGATGGACATATTACAACATCTTGCTCCCCGTAGTGACCAGCGTGGGTCAAATGTAAGTTTTGATGTTGCACCAGCTACTGCGTCTCACTCACCGAGTGTTAAGTCAGTAGGAATTACAGGCCAACTTACAGGTTCACGTGCTAATTTTATTATTTCAGATGACTGTGAAAGTTTAAATAATTCTTTAACACAAGGAATGAGAGATAAGTTATCTGATAACGTAAAAGAATTTGAAGCGGTGTTATCTCCTAATGGTAAAATTATATTTTTAGGAACTCCACAATCAGATATGTCTTTGTATAATGATCTTCCAAGTAGAGGATATGAAACTAGAATATGGACAGCTAGGCAGCCATTAAAAGATAGGATTGCTAAGTATGGAAATAAATTAGCACCATTTATTGTTAATCAAAATTTAGAAGAAGGACAACCTATAGATCCTTTAAGATTTACTGATTTAGATTTAAAAGAACGAGAAGCGTCTTATGGACGTTCAGGATTTGCTTTACAATTTATGCTGGACACCAGTTTGTCCGACAAAGAAAGATTTCCATTAAAATTATCTGATTTAGTTGTTATGGATATCGACAACAATATTGCACCCGTTCAATTAGCCTGGGCAGGATCCCCAGAATATATCTGTGAAGATTTACCAAGTGTTGGATTTACAGGAGACAGGTTTCATAAGCCTATGTTTGTTTCAAATGAATTTACAGCGTATCAAGGTTCAGTAATGGCTATTGACCCTAGTGGTCGAGGAAGTGATGAACTCGGAGTCTGCATTGTAAAACAACTTCACGGTAACTTGTATGTTCAACTTTGTGTCGGACTACAAGGTGGATACTCCGAAAGTAATCTGACCAAAATTGCTACCTTAGCTAGAGATGCTAAAGTAAATGCAATTGTAGTTGAAAGTAACTTTGGAGATGGGATGTTTACTCAATTGTTAAAACCAATTGTAAATAAATATCATCCTGTTCACATTGAAGAAGTAAACCATAGTAAACAAAAGGAGTTACGTATCATAGATACGTTAGAGCCTTTAATGAACCAACATCGATTAATTGTAAGTCCACAAGTTATTCGACAAGATTTCGACACTCAAGACCCTCATTATCAATTGTTTTATCAATTAACTAGAATAACAAAAGATAGAGGCTCACTTAGAAATGACGACAGAATAGATGCGTTGTCTATAGCTGTAGCTTATTGGATTGAACAATTAGCAGTGGATAATAGTAGAGCAGTTGAAAGCCATAAAGAGAAGCAGCTTAATATGGAACTTGAGAAGTTTATGGAACATGCCATAGGTAGAAAACCTAAAGGCGACTTATGGATGGACACCTAAGTGTCGACATGTAAGGGTATCGACTGCAGTGGTCTATACCTATATGTTTAAACTTAATGTTTAACTTATAAGTTAAACTTATAAGTATTAAGTTATATATAGATAACAATAATAAGATTAAACTTATAAGTAACACTTATAAGTAACACTTATAAGTAGATCTAAAGTAAACCTTAAGTCCACACTCCAAGAGGGCATCCTAATTACTAGCGTGTCGAAAATTAAGGCAGGCTTTTGTTTTGTTAAAAAAATATGAAAGGGTATCTCGGTTTCTTCACTATCCAAAAAACCCCCCGTGCAACCCCCAGTTGTGTTAAAAATTGCGGGTTTAAATTGTTCGCATTATTATTAGTTTATTGATCGACAAAGTAAAAAGGATTAGCAATCCTTTATTTTAAATATAATTGATAATTGTAAATTTTATTTATGTTTAAACGAGTTCCCACCCGTTATCAGTTTTTTTTATTTATAATTGATTTGTTCCGCAATAGTTTAAACGATTAAAACCTTTTATTGCCCTTTAAATAAAATTCAATGCTTGGTTAAATTGGGCAATCTATATTTAGACTTAAAATAATCCAAAAGGTTTTTACTATAATTTATTGAAAATTTCCTATTGTTCCACTCAATAAATTTTTTATTTTCTTTTATAGCTTTATTATACAAATCTTGAAAGTTGCTTAAATGACTTAAAAAGACCTCGTTTAATAACTTTTTATTTTTAAATAGATTTACCATAATATTAAACACCAACCTTCAGTCCAGTACCTTCCGCACCTTCACAGGTAGTTAATTTAAAATTTTCATCAAAAGTGTTAAGATACTTAATTACATTTGCGGTCTTGACTTGATTAACCACCTGCTTGGATTTCTTAGACCGCAAATTTGATCTGTGTTTATTAAAGTTATAAGTAATAATTACTTGATCTAAGATTTTTTGAAGTTTTATTTTATCTTGATTTTCATTTAGATTTTTATTTAGAATTTTAATTAGATCATATAAATTTAATTGATCTAATTTTCTTGAATAAAATCTTTTCTGTAAATTTATATTCATTTAAGCAACCCTTTCGCCATCAAATTGAAAGCCCCTTTTTTCTAATTCTAAATAAACCAAATCAAATTCAATAGGCAACCCGTACCCCAATTTTAAATTATCATTATAGCTATAATATATTTTTAATAATTCTTGATTGTGTTTTGATTTTAATTCAATTTTATATTGATCTAAATTTTCAAAAGTTTTAATTGGCATAATTAAAACCCCCCAGAATTTTTATTATTATTATTCTTGTTGTTATTAATTAAATAATAAAAATAAGTATCTTTGATTGATTTCTTTTTATATTTATCTTCTAAATAATTATTTAACATTGTCGCCAACCCTAGAAAAATAAAACTTAAAGCAACCCCTAAAAGTATTATTAGCGTGTCATCTAAAAAGTTATCCAACATATTAACCACCTTTTTTTGATTTGTTTATAAAAGTATTATTATATCAAATTCAATACAATATCAATTTTAATACAAAAACATTTAGAAAAAAACTTATTAGGATTGCATTAGACTTCGATTCAGGGGGCGGGTGGCTACCTGAGTACCCCAAATTTTAATTTTAAATAATAAACTAAAAAATATATGCGGTCATAATTTCATCAATAATACTAAGACCGTAAAAACTTTTAATATAATTAAATAATAATATTAATATTTCTGCCATGCACTAGGGCGGGAACTATCCCTAAAAGACCGCAATTATAATTAAATTTATTAATATATTTTATTGTTTTAAATTTAGTTTCTACACGGTGCGGGGAAAAAAATAATTTAAAAAACATTAAATAAATTTGATTTCATTTGCGGTGTAAAGAAATGCAAGGTTTTTAGACCGCAAAATAAAACAATGATAGTTGATAATATTTGTTTTTTTAGGTGGGCTTTACTGCCACTAATGTTGCTGTCGTTGCTGGTGCTGGTGCTGGTGCTGGAAATTTATTTATTAATTTTCGTTGATTGCATCATTAGTGAAAAAATGATCGGTTTTTAATTTAGTTTTTCTAGGCGATTTATAATCGTGGTTTTTAATTATTTTAAATACTGGGGGCTTTAAAGTTATATTTCTTTTTTCAATTTGTTTTAAACATTTATTAGTATAGGTTTTAATCCCCTTTAATTCAGAAATTTTGAAAGCGGGATTTTCAATAAATTTTAAATTAAATTCATTTAATAAAGGGAATATATTTTTATAACTTTGAATAAATTTAATAAAATCTTGATATGATAGTTGATTATAAGCGGTACTCTTTACAAATTGCACCAACCCCGCACAAAATTCAATTTGTCGGTGGATTGTAATAGGGTTTATTGTTCCTTTAAATATTCTTAATTCAATAGAATTTTTGTGAGATACATTAACCGCTAAAAATTTTTCATCTGATCTAAATAAATTATTTTTAAATTGATTTAATTTTAAGCGGTCATTGACTTGACAATATCTATTTGGATTTCTACCCGACATTTTAACAATAAATTTTAAATTAACTTGATCGTTTATAAACTGTTGGATTTTCATTATATCAACCCTTGATAAATTATTTCTACTAATATGAATATGAATACCCGTTTCCTCTCGATCGTAGCTAGTTAACATTTTTTTAGTTTGTTCAAAAAATTTTAAAAAATAATCATTTTTTTGAATATAGTTTAAAGTCATTGGAACTGTGTTTAATTCAACCCCGTATTGTCCTAAACTTCCGTCCTCTTTACAAATTGCCGTTCCTCTAAGGATTTCTTCTTCTAGTAATTTGTAAGGCAATTTTCCTCTATTATCATCAAGATAATCTTCACGAACATAGCATTCCAATTCAACCCCGAAAAAAGTTGAATTTAAACTTTCAAAAGATAACCGACCGAACGGGAACATTTGTGTAATATCTGCGTCCCGTGATCTAAGACAATTATTATTAGTTTTAAAATTAATGAAATTAAATTCAATAAATTTTTTATCATTTTTATTTATTACTGTGTTAATTTCTTCTATGAAATAAAATTCGGGGCTATCGTATCCGCCCGAATTGTTGTACCGACTTAAAATATAAGCATGGCGATTTAATGAAAGTTGACTGTTATTAATATTTTTAAAATTAATTACAAACGGCTTTAAAATATATTTATCACAATCAAAATTATAATTGTTATCAATTTGACTTGCTAAAATTTTTAAATGATGATGATTGCAAATAATTTCTTTTAACTCTCTTTTTTCAATGTTTTTATAAAAAGATGATAGTAAACTTTTATGGCAATATAAGCCCGTTAATGCGTCTTGGTTAATCGCTAATTTATCTAAATTAATATTTAAATCTTTTAATAAATTTCTTAGATCATTTAATATATTTATAAATGATTGTAATTTTTCAAAATTATAACGATAGTCATTTAATTCGTTATCAATTAAATTTAAAATTACATTTTTGAACTTAAATCTCGATAAATAATAAGTTTCAAATAAATTTAAATCTTTAAAATGCCAATAATAATTATTTCTTAAAACTGTTCTTTCTAATTTAAAATCATTTTTATATTTATCGTGAATTGGGCTAGGTATTAAACCGCCGTCATTACAAGTTGTATTTTTTCTGTAAAAACTTTTTAATATTATTGCATTTAAAAAATGTTCGATTTGAACTAAAAATTTTAAATCAGTTTTCCCGCTTGGTATAGTTTCACAATTTTCATTTGTAGTGACTGAAAAATTTTCAATTAATCTATTTTTTTTAAAACTTTCAAAAAGTGGTTTGTGATACCTAAATTCACGGATTAAACTTGTATCAAAAATGTTATTGAAATTATCTACAAAAGAATAAACTTTATTATTTTTAAACCACCTTAAAACCGAAATAAGTTGTTTATCTAAAATTAAATTTGAATATTTTTCTAAATTAATATCAATCATTTAAGCAACCTCTTTTTTATTTTTTTGAATTTCAGAAAGTAAAATCGCAATTTCTGCGGGTGTTAAATGTTCAATTTCTTTATAAATTTCCTCAAAAGATGAATTTGAAAAAATATTATTATAATGGTTTATCTCCTCACCATTTAATTTACTTTCATTTTTAAATAATTTATTTTCATCATTTAAATTAGTGTCATCAATTTGAATTTGATTTTCCTCTAATTTAATTTGATCTTGATTTACTTGATCTAATATTTTTTCATCATTTTCTTTTAATTCTGTTAAATCTTTTTTAGAATATGATTTGAATTTATAATCGCTGTCATCATCATTAAAATATTTATGACCGCTTTTATATGGTGTATTAAAATAATCATCACTAGAAATTGAATTTCCAAAATAATTTTCTAGTGAATAAGTATTCGATACTTTTAAATTTTTATAATCGTGCCACTCGCCAAGAAAAATAAATGAATTGTTTTTATTATTTAATAATAAAACTCGGGTATCGCATTCCGCATTTATTATTTTATCTAAAGCATTTAAAAAACTTTGATTTAAAATTAATTCGGGTTTATTTTTCAATATTGGTCTTAAAATATATCTACTAAAATAATAACTATCAGAATATTTTTCAGATAATAGAGGGGCGGGTATTAACGGGCTATTGTGCATTAAAGCACAGTCGAAAGTGTCGCCAAATAATTTTTCATTAGTGATGAAAAAAGGGTGGCAATTAAAATTATTTTTATAACCGACTGTTGCTAGTCTAAAATGTATTGCGATTTGATTTGTTTTATTTTTATGCTTGTCAAAAGTTTTTAAAACTTGTTTAAAATTTTTTGGCAAATATTTAACAGCAACAATATTTTTATTTTTTAAATACATTAAGCCAAACCCGTGAGGGTTTTTCTCGTAAGCATTTTTTAACTGTTCCGTTTTTATATTGTTCGGATTTCCGCAAATTATTACACACATTTAGACCGCCTTTTTTTAGTTAGTTTTAATTACCCAGTTAATATTGATATTAATACTATTTATAATATTAAAACAATCTAATTAAACCATTGATTTATATAGCTTTTTCAGTAAAAAATGAGCTGTTTTATAAGGTTTTTTAATGGTAAATAGTAAAAACAAATCACTTAAAAAATTAATTTTTATTCAAAATTGTTTAATTTCTTAGGTTTTTAATCATTAAATATAAAAGGGCGGTACATGAAAAACATTAAATCAATTACTAATTTATTTTATTCATTAAGAATTTTTGGGGGCTTATCTTCATTAGTATTAATATTTATTTTTTTAGGTCAATTTCCATTAAATTTAATATTTTTAGCAATTTCTATTATTTGCCTTAAAAATTATTAGGATTTATTTCTTAAATTTAGATTTAATTTTTCATTATAATTACTTAATATTTAATAAATATATTGCGGTCTAAATTTATTATTAATTTCTAATAATTTTAAATTAGCTAATAAAATAGATGTTTATCTATGTTTTTTAATTCCTACAAAATTAGTCGGATTAAAATTAAATTAGTACAAACTTTATATATAAATTTTAAACTTAAACTTAACACTTTAAAAATTTTTTTCAAAAATTCACTATCACCGTAGTTACAATTGCTTTTGTATTTACTTAGTTACAATTGCTTTTGTAAAATATATTTTGATATTAAAATAGTATTGACATCGATATAATTTATATCTATAGAATATATATTTAATATCTTTATATAAAAAAAATAATTAACTTACACTCAGGGAAAGGTTAACATGCTTGCAAAACCAGAAATAGTATGGCATTTCGTACTAAATTTTTTATTTTTTATAGTAGTTGTGGAATATTACAATGTTCCAATAAACCTTCCAGAAGATACTACAGATTGTATTACTTTTGGTAAATGTTTAATAACATTTGGTAAACCAAACTGAAATAACTAATTTAAAACCATTGCTATATTTAAAATAATGTTAATAACAAAAGAAAGAAAAATATACTTATGATAAATAAAGTTGATAGGGAAAGTTATCAACCAGCAAAATTAAATTTAACACAACTTGTTAAAATTAAAAAAGCTTGTGATAAATTTATGGAGTTAGACACTACAATAGATGCTTTAACTATAAATATTTTTGTTTGTGTTGCTATGCAAGAAGGTTTATCCAATATGGATTTATCTCAATTGCTTGGAGTAACTAAAACAAGAATATCGCTGCATTTTCATCTTCTGTGTACACATCCCAGAAGTAGAAAAGACAGTAAAGGTTTAAATTTGTTAAGAACTGAAGTCGATGAAAAAGATTTTAGAGTGAAAAGATTATACTTAACAAATAAAGGAAATAAGCTTAAAGAGGAACTTAACGAATTGTTGGGGGGATAACCTTAAATGAGGAGGAAATCCATGCTCAACACTAAAGTAACTCTAAAAGAAGCAATAGAGAAAGTTTGGATTATGGAATGGTCTAGTCAAAAAGATGGGAAAAATAGTCTTAGGAATATAGACGTTTTTTCTAAATGGTTTGGCATAGATCAAACTGTAAACAACGTCTCTACAGAAACTGTAAGGGAGTTTAAATTTTATTGTAAAGATAAACTTTCTTACACTAAAGGCACTACAAATAGAAAACTTGCAGCACTTTCTAAAATATTAACTTATTCTAAAGGTGTTAGAGGTTTTCAATTTGAGTGGGGTACGCCTATGATCGAGTATGAACGTGAAAACAATAAAAGACAATTTGTTTTTACAGATGATATGGAACGAAAATTAATTACCACATCACACATGCTAGGTTACAAGGATAAATGCGATTTGTGGATTTGTTTAATTGAAACAGGTTGCAGACTTTCTGAGTGGCTTAATGCCAAATGGGAAGATATAGACGAAAGTTTCGTTTATTTTAACGATACTAAAAATGGAGACAACAGATACGTTCCTATTTTTGATAAAGTTAAAGACATCTTGAATAAACGAAAACAAAGAGGTTTTGAAAGGCCTTTTCCTTACAGTCTTTCATCAGTAGAAAATACTTGGAAGAAGATTAGGAAAGCTATGGGTATGCAAGACGAGAAAGATTTTGTAATACACTCGTTAAGACATACCTTTATAACAAGACTTCTAAGAAGAAAGGTAGGTATCGACGTTGTTCAGAAAGTTGTCGGACATAAGGACATCAGGATGACACAGAGATACAACCATCCTACAAAGGATGATCTTAGAGATGCAGTTAAAGAGGTAAGGTTAAAACAACTGGTTAGTTGATTTCAAGCGGTTAATTAAGCCCTCGTGGTGGAATTGGTAGACACAAAGGACTTAAAATCCAATTGACATCAAATAACCCCCAACAATTCGGAGTTATTTATGTTACACAAACAAAAAAGTACAAAATCGTTCGATACAAAACATTTCGGCAGAAACAGAGAAGCTCACCAGGATTACACCGCAAGCGTAATTATTTGTTCAAATTGCAAAGGAAATGGATACAAATTTGCGGTCTTAGACCTTGTTGATTTCACCAAATCTAAAATTACAACCTGTGAATCTTGTCAAGGATCTGGCGAGCATAAAATTCAGGTAAATTAATTAGGGTTTGCGGTCTTGTTAAAAGTAATGATTGTTATTGTTTATTTTTCTTCAGGAATGACAGTGGTTGAAAAGACATCAATAAACAATGGCTGTGTAGAAGTTGCCACTAAAATAGTGAGACAAATGAAAACAAAAGATAAACCTACAATGGTTTATTGCACTAAGGATTGGATATGGAAATGAGTGAAGATCAGTTATATAATTTAGAATTAGAATTAGAAGGCCAAGGCATGATTGGTGCAGGTGCCGCAAGATTTAATAGAAACTTAAAAAAGAATTTAGAAAAAGGTAGGCAGTCAGTAACCCCTGCTTATGTTTATTTACAAAAAGAATTATTATTACCTTTATCTTTAGCGATAGATAATTTTGTAGATGAGTCTTATTCAGGAAAAGCAGGAGTTAGAAAAACAGCCGCAGAACCATTGAAAGATTTAAGTGACAGTAAAAAGGTAGCTTTACTAACTATAAAATTGGCAATAGATGGAATATCATTAAATAAAACCTTAGTTCACATCGCAAACAACATAGGTTCTATGATTGAACTTGAGGTTCATTCTAAGCAGTTTAAAAACACATTACCAAATCTCTACACAAAAATAATGAGAGATTTAATGAAAAGAACTAAAAACATAAAGCACAGACAAAAAGTTTTTTCACACACATTAAAAAAATATCAAGTACAGGTGGATAATTGGGATGCCCCTAAAAAAGTTTTAGTTGGAAATCAACTTATTGATTTATTAATTACACATACAGGATTGTGTGAAATTAAAATGTTTAATGTAGGAAGATTTAAGACCGTAAATCATTTAGTTTTTAAGCCAGAAATTTTAAAAAAAATTGACGAAAAGAATTTTGCGTGTTCCGTTCTTAGTCCTTATTATAAACCCATGATTATTAAACCTAGGGAATGGAAAAATTCTCCATTTAACGGAGGTTACGTTAGCGATTATTTGTCTAAACAACCGTTGGTTAAGACTAATGATTTTAATTATTTAAACTCATTAAAAGATCAATCAGTTCACAATGTTTATGAAGCTGTAAATCACATTCAGAGTGTTCCATTTCAAATAGATAAAGAAATGTCTAAGGTATATTTAGAAATTTGGGACAAAGGTTTAAGTTTAGGGCAATTTCCAGAGAGAGAAAGTTTATTAGATTTAAATGGAGTTCCTAAAAATGTATTTAGAGATCCTAGAGTAGATACTGATAAAGAATTATTAATAAAATTTAAAAGAGACAGGACAGCGGTACACCAAGAAGAACTTGCAAGAGTATCCCAAGTTTTAACCTGTGAAATTACTAAAAGTATTTTAGAGGAGTATCAAAAATTTGACCAGTTTTATTTTGTTTTGTTCTTAGACAAGAGAGGTAGGATTTATTGCATGAGTACAATTTTTGATTATCAATCAGATCAGAAGATTAAATCTTTAATGACTTTTAAAAATGGAGAAAGACTCGGACATCGTGGGAAGTATTGGTTGTACGTACACACCGCAAATTGTTTTGGTTTTGACAAGGTATCTTTTGATGAGAGATATACTTGGACTGAGCAAAGGTTAAAAGATATTTGCAGTTACGCAGAAAATCCGTTTGAAAATACAGGATGGAATGAAGCAGATAAACCAATGCTTTTTTTACAAGCCTGCCATCATGTTAAACAAGTTCAAATTCAAGGTGTTGAATATGTATGTAATTTACCTGTTGCAATGGATGCTACTTGTTCAGGACTTCAAATGTTAAGTATTATTTGTAGAGATGAGCAAACAGCCAGCATGGTAAATGTACTTCCATCAACTACACCGCAAAGTATTTACAGTTTGTTGGCAAAACAAGTTGAGGACGATGTAAAGAAACTTGCTGCAGATGGTGATGGTGCAGCGAACCGCTGGTTACAATTTGGAATAGATCGATCCATTGTAAAACGCAATGTAATGACATATTTTTACGGTCTAAAACCTTTTGGAGCTCGCCAGCAGATTTTTGACGAGTATAAATCTCAAGTAAAACTAGGTAAACCAAAATGTTTATTAGATGACGGTTTTCAAGATTGTAAATGGTTGTCAGCAATTATTTGGAAGCATCTACAAACTTCTTTAGATTTAGTAAGTTCATTAATGGTTTGGTTACAGCAAACAGCTAAATTATTTTCTAAATATAATTTAGAAATTAAATGGGTTTCCCCAATGGGATTTCCTGTAATTCAAGATTACAGATATTTTCAAAAGTATCGAGTTAAAACTTCTATAGCTGGGTCTCTTGTTTACACGACGTTAAGAAAGCAGATGGTAAAAAAAGATAGTTTAAAGAACCAATCAGCCATATCAGCAAATTTAACACATAGTTTAGATGCGGCTTTAGCTATGGGGGTTGCCTTGTATTGTAAACACGACGCTCAACCAATTCCAAATTTATTAATGGTTCACGACAGTTTTGCAACAACACCTAACAGAATAGATCAATTGCATTATATAATTAGAAAAGTTGCTGTAGATTTATTTAAAGAAGATTACTTAGGTAAGCTTTATGAAGATTTTAGAAATCAATTACCAGATGAAGCTAAGGATCAGCTTACAAAGCCGCCAGAGCGTGGAACTTTGGATATATCTAAAATTGAACAGAGCACTTATTTCTTTAACTAATTAGTATTGATATTGAAACAGTATTAAAAACGAAAGGAAAATATGGACAATAAATATATGCTTGAAAATTTTAGAAGGGAGGTTATGGAAAAAATTTATAAAAGAGAAAGACTAAATAAAATATTTTGGATTACAATAAACATTATATCATTAAGTAGTGTAATAATTTTATTCATAATTTTTATCTACATAGCTATATGCAATTATTTGTATATTTAATTCTTTTATTGCATTTATTATTAGTATTGATATTAGTATTGTATTGATATCAAAAGGAGTACGAACATAGGAACTCTCTTGGAGGACTAAAACATAAAATAAAATAAAACATGGAAAATAAAATAAAAACAATAACAACAGAAATCGGTGTATTAAATTACCCGCATTTAGTTAAACCTGATACAAAATTTAATGCTGACGGTTTGTATCACGCTAAATTAGTTTTATCTGATGCACACAGTAAATCAATAATCAGTGAAATTGAGGAATCATTAAAATTATTAAATGCAAAAAAACTTAGTTCATTTAAGCCTTATAAAAAAGTTGAAGGTGGTTATGAATTTTCATTTAAATTAAAAGCTAAAATTTCCAGCAAGTCAGGAGTTGTCTACGAACAAAAGCCAAAACTTTTTGACTCAAAAGGAAATTTAATTACAGACAAAGATTTTTCTGTATGGGGTGGAAGTAAAGGAAAAGTAGCTTTTCAAATTTATACTTACACTAATAACATGCTTGGTTCAGGAGTGACTTTGAAATTAAAAGCAGTTCAAATAACTGAATTAGTTCAAGGCAAGACAAAAGATAGTTCTGAGTCTTACGGGTTTTCATCAGAAGATGGGTATGAAGTAATTATTCCTAAAGAATTACCAGCAGTTGCTAAAACAAAAACTGTAATTGCTGATGAAAAATTCGACTTTTAAATTTCGTAGTGGCTTAGAAGCTACCGTTGCAAAAGATTTGGCTGAAAGAAAAGTTAAATTTAAATATGAAGAATCTACAGTTGAATATTTAAAACCAAGTACAAAACATAAATACAAGCCAGATATTGAACTAGAGAATGGAATTTTTATTGAAGTTAAAGGGTTTTGGAAATTGTCAGATCGCCAAAAACATTTACTTATAAAAAATCAACACCCTGAGATCGATATACGATTTATTTTTGGTAATTCTAAAAACAAAATTTATAAAAATTCTAAAACAACATATGCAGATTTTTGCAACAAGCACGGAATTAAATTCGCAGATAAATTAGTACCTAAAGATTGGATTTAAAATTAACTATGGGAGAACTGATGTTAAAAGATGAAAATAATACTAGCACGTTTATTAGACACATGCCTTGTAGCGTTTGTGGTTCTTCCGACGGCAATTCTTTATATTCTGACAATCATACTTTTTGCTTTGTGTGTAACACTCATGTTAATGACGCAAAAAATATTGAAACTAAAACCCAAACTGTACCAGCGTTTAATTTTATTCAAGGCACGCATCAGAGTTTATCTTCAAGAAAAATTACGTTAGACACTTGTAAAAAGTGGAATTACACAATCGGCACATACAATAATGAAGCAGTACAAGTAGCAAATTACTATAATAAAAATAAACAAATATGTTTTCAAAAAGTAAGATTTAAAAATAAAGATTTTAGAACTGTAGGAAACATAGACGAAGCAACACTGTTTGGACAAAACTTATGGCAGCCAAATGGTAAAATGATTTGCATTACTGAGGGTGAAATAGATGCTCTTTCATTAAGTCAAATATTAAATTTAAAATACCCTGTAGTTTCAATTCCAAACGGTACAGCAGGATCAGTTAAAGCAATTAAAAAGAATTTAGAATATTTAGAAAGCTTTGAACAAGTAGTTATTTTTTTCGATCAAGACGATCAAGGTGTCCAGGCAAGTAAAGAATGTGCAGAATTATTTACAGTAGGTAAATGTAAAATAGCATCACTTCCTTTAAAGGATGTTAATGAAATGCTTGTAGCAGGAAGAACAGAAGAAGTAGTTAAAGCTATGTGGCAAGCTAAACCTTACAGGCCTGATGGAATTATAGCAGGTACTGATCTTTGGGACTTAATAAAAAAACCAAATGAAAAAGCATCAGCATTTTATCCTTTTGACTCTTTAAATAAAAAACTTTTTGGTTTAAGGAAAAGAGAAATTGTAACTATTTGTGGTGGTTCAGGAATTGGGAAAACTTTAGTAACTAAACAGGTAGCTTTACATTTAATAAACACAAACCATAAAGTTGGAATTATATCTTTAGAAGAAAGTTTAAAAAGAACTTGTGAGGGTATTATTGGATTACATTTACAAAAACCTATTCATATTAACAGAGATAATTTAAGTGATGCTGAATTAGAAAAAGGCTATCGAGAAACCATAGGTAATGGAAATGTATTTTTATACGATCATTGGGGCAGTATAGAAGAAGATACAATTTTAAGTAAAATTAAATTTTTTGCTACTGGATTAGATTGTGAATTTTTAATTATAGACCACATCAGCATTATTGTAAGCGGTTTAGAAACTTACGATGAAAGAAAAACAATAGACATGCTGATGACTAAAATTAGAAAATTAGCAGAACAATTAAACATAGGTATAATTTTAGTTAGTCATTTAAAAAGACCAGAAGGAAATAAAGATCACACTGACGGTTTAAAAACTTCTTTGGGACATCTTAGAGGATCGGCAAGCATAAGTCAGTTAAGTGATATTGTATTAGGTGTTGAGAGATCAACTTCAGAAGAAGCACAAAAGAATTTAGCATTTATTAGAATTTTAAAAAATAGATTTGCTGGGATAACAGGCAAAGGATGTACTTTAAAATATGATTCACAGAAAGGAATATTAACAGAATATGAAACAGACCTTAATTTTTGATATTGAAACAAACGGATTAAATCCTTCAGTTGTTCATTGTTTAGTAATTAACGATGGAAATAAAACAATTCCATTTGTAGGTAACGAAATTCCGAAAGGAATAGAACTTCTCGCCGACAACTTAATAGTTGGCCATAATGTTATTGGGTACGACCTCCCCGTGCTCAATAAATTATACAACTACTCTCATAAACGAGAGTTAGTCCACGATACGCTTTGCCTTAGTCGCCTTATCTACCCAGATATCGCAAATAGCGTGGATGTAAAAAAGAGTTGGCGAGAGGACAGAACAGTTTGTGGAAAGCATAATTTAAAAGCTTGGGGAACTCGTTTGGGTTTTCCTAAAATGGATTTTGAAGTTTCTAATTTTGAAAAATTCACACCTGAAATGTTAGAGTATTGCATAAGGGATGTTGAACTTACAAAAAAACTTTACGAGAAACTAACTACAAAAGACTTTAGTCTTGAGTCAATAGATTTAGAACATCAAATTACTTTTATAACAAAGCAACAAGAAAAAAAAGGAATGGGATTTGATGTTTTAAAAGCCCAACAATTACACGCAACTTTATTATCTAAATCAAATGAATTGAAATTAAAATTAGATGAGACATTTAAAGATTGGGTTGAAGATTTAGGAACATTTGTACCTAAAGTTAATTCTAAAAAGTTTGGATATGTAAAAGGTGTGCCAGTTAAGAAAACTAAAGTTGTAAAGTTTAATCCGTCATCACGACAACACATAGCTAATAGACTTAAAGCTTTACATAATTGGAAACCTAAACACTTTACAGAAACAGGACAACCAATTGTAGATGAAAAAATTTTGGAAAATTTAGAATACCCAGAGGCAAAATTATTAAACGAATATTTAACATTGGAAAAAAGATTAGGAATGTTAAGTGACGGAACTAACGCCTGGTTAAAGGTTGTTAAGGATGGTCGTATACACACTCAATATGTAACTAATATTGTTACAGGCAGAATGGCATCATTAAGACCTAATTTGATGCAAGTTCCTAATATTCATTCCATTTATGGAAAAGAATGTAGAGAATTATTTATTCCAACAAAAGGATATTTAATGGTTGGTGTAGATGCTAATTCACTAGAAGCATTATGTCTGTCTCACTATATTTACAATTACACCAAAGGAAAAGAGTATGTTGAATTAATTTTAAGTGGAGATTTTCACACATATAATATGAAAGCAGCTGGGTTAACTTCAAGAGAGTTAGCTAAAAGAATGTTTTATGCTTTGCTTTATGGTTGTTCTTACAAAAAACTTTCAGAAATATTAGAATGTAGTTTGACTGAAGGTAAACAAATTTATGATAAATTTTATAAGGCTTTACCATTTTTAAAAGAATTAAAACAAGACATTTATGAGAAGTGTGAAGCAACGGGAATTATAAGAGCAATTGATAAAAGAATTTTAACTTCAAGATCACAGTCCGCACAGCTTAATCTTTTAATCCAATCTTGTGGCGGTATAGTGATGAAGAAAGCACTTGTGATTTTGTGGGATAAATTAAAATCATTAGATGCTTTTGTAGTTGCTACAATTCATGACGAATTTCAAATAGAAGCTAAACCAGAGATAGCCGAGCAAGTGGGCAAACTTGCAGTTGAAAGCATAAAAGAAGCAGGGGAGTATTTTAAACTTAGAGTACCGCTTAGTGCGTCTTATAAAATAGGACGCAATTGGGCTGAAACACACTAACCCCTACACAAATAAAAACCATGCAATTAATATTTGTCCTTACGGACATTGGAGACGAACGTCTTACATACACAGTGTATGAAAAAAAATTACCAACAGACACGATGCACTCAATAGCTTCAAGTCCAGCTTTGCAAGTTGGAGCTGCGTTTAGTGCTTTTTTAAAAACTATAGATAACTACCACGCTTTGTTAGCAGAAGTTGTAATTGAAGAAGAAGTAAAAAGAAAATTTATAAAAGGAGATTTTCGAACTGATTTAGAAAAAGACACTAACATAATTAGATTAGATTTAAACAGACTTAAACCAAAAGGAAATGCGTAATGAGTATATTATTAGTTGATGCAGATATTGTTGCTTATAAAATTGCAGCGGTAAGTGAAACACCAATAAGATGGGAAAATGAAGTGTGGACGCTTCATTCAGATGAAACTGAATGTCAAAGATTGATCGTAGATTATTTTGATAGATTAAAAGAAGAAACACAATGCACTAAAATAGTTTCAGCATTTTCAGATAAATTAAATTTTAGAAATGAAATTTTACCTTCATATAAAGAAAACAGAAAATCACAAAGGAAGCCATTAACACTAAAATTTTGTAAAGATTATATTTATAAAAATTACAACGGGTATTCAAAATCTAAATTAGAAGCTGATGATATTATAGGAATATTAGCAACTACAAAAATATTACCTGGAAATAAAATTATATGTTCTGAAGATAAAGATTTAAACCAAGTTGAAGGATTACACTATAATCCAGCTAATAGAGAATTTTTTAAAATATCTAAAAAACAAGCTGAACATAATTTTTATTTACAAATTTTAGTTGGAGATCAATCAGATAATTATAAAGGTTGTCCTACTTTTGGAATTGTAAAAGCTGAAAAAGCTTTAGCAGGATGTAAAAATTATTGGGCTAAAATAGTTGAAAGTTTTGAAAGTCAAGGATTAACAGAAAACGATGCTTTACAGCAAGCAAGAGTTGCTAGGATTTTAAAAGGATCTGATTACAATTTAAAAATAAAATCTCACACACTTTGGAATCCTCCAAAAGTTGAAAAACTTGTAGGCGTGAAATTAACTTACGCAGGCAGTGATGGTCTTGAAAAAACTACAACCGTATTTGGAACTAAAATATGAAGCCTGTATTAAAATACAATGATTTAAAACTTCGTAAAAAACCTTCTTTAAAAGGAACATTAGCTGAATTAGCTGTTGCTCACGATTGCTTAAAGCAAGGTTATTTTGTTTCAAAATCTTTAGATCCAGCGTGTCCGTTTGATCTTGTTCTTACTGATGATAGCGGTACTTCATATTTAATAGATGTAAAAAGTGTTTCACGCAGGAAAAAAAACAATTCTATTATTTCAAGATCATTAAGTTCTATTCAAAAACAAATGAAAGTTAAATTTTATTTTTCAAACATAAATGGAGAAAGTAAACCAAATGAAATCAAAACTAGAAAAAGAAGCAGAAAAGTATAAAAAATTAAGTGAAGAAGAAGGATATCCTGAAGATTTAAAATCTTTTTTTTATTCTTTATATTTAGAATGTATTTTTAAATCAGATCAAAATGGAGAAACTAAAGATGACTAATTCAATATTTTTTAAACAGATTGGCGGATCTCACTATAAAAAGTTTTCTATACAACCATCTAAATTTATTAACGATAATAATTTATTATTTGCAGAAGGAAACGCCATTAAATATTTGTGCCGTCATAGAGATAAAGGCGGTAAACAAGATTTAGAAAAAGCTATTCATTACATTGAAATGATTATTGAAAGAGATTATGGGTCTAAAAAAGAAGCAGCACCAGCAAAACCTTTTATATCTAAATATTAATGACTATAGATTTACAGAAAATACGACATTGGAAAGTTTTGACTTATTTAACTGTTGAAATTTTAATAGAAGATAAGTTTTACGCTAAAACTCCACAATTAGGAGATATAAGAACATTTCCTCCAAGCAGTAAATCTAAATTTAAAATTTTACACACACTTAAAGAAAGAAGCACAATAGAAGAAATACCAGATGAAAAACCTGTTGAAGAAAATAATACAGTTTCTTAAAATTAAGAAAATTGAATACCCATTAACATTTATTTTATGGGAGGATGCACAATCTAGCACTACGTGGGAAAATATAGATGAAACTAAAAATAAAACACACGCCGTTTGCTGCAGTGTTGGTTATTTAATATCAAGAAATAAAGAAAGTACAGTTTTAACTTCTGATTTTGGTTTTGACGAATTTGAAGGAAAAATAATCTTACAAGATTGTGGAAACGCAATAATAATACCAACAAAAAACATTTTAAAGATTACTTATATTAATTATGGTTATGATCTTTAAAACCCGCCTATTAGGTTGCTCTCTTGGATAACATATGCTTATAACTCAAGAATTAATCGATTATTTAGAGCAAAAATTCCCTGATAAATCACCTGAATTGAACGATAATGAAAGAATTATATGGTTCAAAGCAGGCCAATCAAGCGTTGTTAAATATTTAAAACAATTAAAAGAAGAACAAAATAACAACATATTATCAACTTCAACAATAGGAAAACCATAAAATGTGCATGCCATCTTCACCAAAGATGCCCGCTCCTCCTCCAATTCCAGCACCTCCAGCAACGGTGGTGAACGCTTCTTCAACTGC